TTGCAGTTTGGCGGCTAATGGTTTATTTCCCTCTTCGAGCGCGATCTGTGCGGGCTTGTCGGGCTGAGGTGCGGGCGCAGCGGGTGCGAGGTTCTTTGACGGGGGTTTTCCGCCTTGTTCGGCAATGGCAAGACGTGTCTCTGCGATGACTTTCATCACAGACGAAACGGAATATCCGCGAATGGTGAGAAGGTGTTCGTACCCATCCGAGTCGATCCATTTCAGTGTGTCGGATACGGGCGCTTCTGGAAAGCTGGAAAAATATTCGCGCGCGGTTTGTGGCTTGGGTTCCTGTACAATTACTTTTGGTTCTGACATTGTTTCTCCTTGTGCTCCTGATGACCGTCGGAGCGTGCGTTTGTTTTGCCGCGTAATCGGGCGCGGTTTCCGTGTCTGCGGGCCGGGCAGGGGGTTAGCGGGTGCCTCCAAGTTTTGATTTCAATTTTCCGATCATGGATTCTTGCGGATAAATCAAGGGCCACGGCGTTGTTTCGACGTTGTAAATATCATGACACGCATCGCAACGTTCGCAATAATCGGGTGAGTGATAATCGTCTGGCATGTACGCAGATGAGTAATGCCTGACAATGCAGCCTATCAAGTTACATATCAGTCGCGCCCATTGATGCTTGAAGCCAAACCAAAGCTCATCCAGGCCTATCATAGCGGTCTGTCTCCTTCCCGCGTTGTGATGGTCTCCGTCTGCCACTGTGCGATGTCGCGCTGTTCGTCGGTCTCAAGCGACTGGATGAGCGCGTCCACCTCCGCGCGCTCTTCGGGCGTGCCCAAGTACTTGTCGAGTTCAATGGGCCATTTGAGCGCCATCAGTTTGCGGTGCCAGTCGCGTGCGAATTTGACATGATGGGTGGCCCATTCCGGGCGACTGGATTTGTACGAGCGTGCGAGATGTATTTCGTTGGCACGGCAGCGACGGAGCAGCCTGATCTCGGCTTCGCGTCCGAGTTCAACGCGTGGCGCTTCGATCTCTCTGAGTGCGGCGGAGCGGGAGATGGTCATTCGAGCACCTCCAGCTCTTGCGCAGTTTCGGTGATCTTTTCGTCGTCACGGATGAAGAAATGACGGCAGATTCCAAACGATTTTTCTTCATAACTGTAAACAGTCACAAGTGCGTAGTGATATTTTTCTCCCACATTCAGCAGGTGGGCAACGCGTTTCAGACTGGCTTGAGTTACGTGCTTAAAGATAACGCTGTCTTTGTTTTTCCTGCCAAAACGAACAGACGAGTCGTTTTCAAGTGTGACTGACTTCACGTCCACCACGCTCATTTTCCATCCGTCTGTTGGGTAGAGTAAGTGTCTCATTGTTTCCTCTCGATCTTTTCGTCCAGTTTTGCGAACACACCCTTCGGCTTCTCGATCTCGCAGGACTGGATGGTCAGGTACGGTTGCGTTTTCGCCTTCTGCATAGCCTCTGCGCGGCTCTTGGCGGGCAGGATCATCGAAAACTGCCGTTCGTCGCGCGTGTCGGTCAGGGTCACAATGTAGTTCATTTCACGCCTACCTGTGCGAGCGCGGCGCGGGCGATCCGTTTTACTGCTGCGGATTTACCAAACGGGCCATTGGCGATTTCTTCCAATGCCTGCGTCAGAGTGGCGATGGTGGCCTTATCGTCGCTATCGTCGATCTCAAACGTGGTCATTTTCCATGCCCGCTGCGGGGCGGGCAGCATCAGTTCTTCGAGCGTCATATTCCCCCAGATGTAATCAGCGGCCGCGCCTTTTTCGCCTACGATGTATTCGGCGCATGAGGCGTACAGAGCCACTGCTGCGAGCATGGCGCGGGCGTGCTTGCGCAGATATTCCAAGTCTCTGATTTGTTCGGGGGTGAGTGTGTTCATAGACACATTTTACAACGGTAGGGGGCGGAGAAACATTGTCGTTTCATAACAAATTTATGCTACCTTGTCGTTTTCGGAAATGGCCGCCTGCCTGCCGCCGGTCCTAAGCTGGCGGCAGGTCCGCGTCCCGCGCGCAGCGTCTGCCGCAGGTGGGCAACGGTGGTAAAATGACGACATGAAAATCATCGCAATAGACGCTGAAACAGGCGAGCGCATAGAAATCACCGACCTGTATTGGTTCGAGGAGCAGGGCGTGCATGATTTGATGGGGGAGGCGTTTTACGATAGGTACACGTTTGAGTTTGAGATCGAGCGCGATGACGTTCTGCTTCCATCTGCGGCGGCAGTGGAAAAGATCATACCTGCTGAGAGCGCATACGGGAGGCGCGATGAATAAACGCAAAACTGACCTCGGTGATTTGTATCTGCTTATCGCTTATGCGTCTCTCGTGTTCGGCTTTGCAATCCAGGCGTTTCCCGCGTCCGCCGCAGGCGCACCATCGCCCGCGCAACTCGGCCCCGCGCGCGTTTCTGCAAGCGTGGCAGAACTGCGGAGCCACAGGGGAACCATCGTGCTGTATCTGTTTGCGGGCGACGAATTGACGATCCTGGAGCGCGGCGCACCGTTCGAGCGTGCAGGCTGTTCCGAGTGGGTGCTTGTTGACCTTGTTCCGCGCGATGGGTGGATGTGCGCGGACGCGCTGAGCAGGTAGGGAGGCGGGATGAGCAAGGCGGGCGTGGTTATAAAGTTCCAAGCGCAGGTGTGGGCGATCAAAACAATGGTGGATGGAGGCGTAAACGTTACACTGTCTCTGTCAGACAAAAACATAAAGCAAATATCGCAGTTGCTTGAATGCAAAAAAGCAAACGGTCTGCTTGAGGTGGCTGCGGTTGTAGTCAAGCCCGAAGCAAAGATTATTTCCCAAAATGGCACAAGAAAACGAAAACAACGGTACCCCTATCGAACTAACGCTTGACGAGTTGGCTTTCGTAAACGCGTACTTTGAGTGCAACATGAACGGCACGCGCGCTTATATGAAGCTGCACCCAAAAGTAACGTATGAATCGGCTAAGGCTACGGCGTCCGTTGTTTTAACAAATCTTAACGTGAGGGCAGAAGTAAAGCGGCGTTTGAACGAAGGCGCTATGTCGGTAGAGGAGGCATTATATCGAGTTGGCGTAATGGCGCGCGCCGAACTGATGCCGTTTATTCGAGTTGATGATGACGGCTTTACCTACTTCAACTTTTCCGACCCTGATGCACAGGAATATATGTGGCTCATCAAGGAAATGGAAACGAAACGGGAGAGGCGGATAGAAGGTCAGGGGAAAGGCGCGGAGGAATGGGAGGGCGAATGGGTGCGGGTGAAATTGGTTGATGCACAGGCCGCGCTCCGCGACATTCTCAAGATGCACGGTAAATTCGTCGACAAGGTCGCGCTGACCGACCCCAGCGGGACGAAGCAGTATGAGCCAAAGGTAGACGATGAAAGATTTGATAGAGCAGTATCTACTCTCGCTAATGCCCTCGGAGAAATCATATCTGGAACGAGTGCAAAACAGGACGGCAAGATGGATACCCCAAAGTAAACCGCAATGGTTGGCCTTCCTTTCGCGGGCCGATGAGATATTCTATGGAGGCGCAGCCGGTGGAGGCAAATCGGATTTACTTTTAGGACTGGCAGGAGAGGCCCATCAACGTTCCATTATCTTTCGGCGTGTATTTCCGAACCTGCGCTTTTTAGTTGAGAGATCGCGAGCAATATACAATGCCGAAGGCAAGGAACATGGCAAGGATAGTTATAACGAGAGCCTCCACATTTGGAGATTGGCAAACGGCGACATGATCGAATTCGCAGCTATGCAATACGAGCAGGATAAAAGCAATTTCCAGGGGCGTCCTCATGATTTCATCGGCGTGGATGAAGCCCCTGAATTTATAGAGAGTCAAATCTTATTTGTATCAGCGTGGAATAGGTCAGAAGATCCAAATCAGCGAGTGAGATTGGTACTTACCGGTAATCCCCCGATTGACGAATCGGGAACGTGGATAGTTAGGCGCTATGCGGCATGGCTGGATAAGACACACCCACACCCGGCGAAGCCATGTGAGTTGCGCTGGTACGCGACAATAGATGGCAAAGAGCAAGAGATAGCGGACGGCAAGGCGTTTGAACACAAAGGCGAAACGATTTACCCGCGCTCGCGTACGTTCATCCCGGCGAAACTGGACGATAACCCGTTCTATTCTGCGGATGGTCGTTATAAATCTGTGCTGCAATCTCTGCCCGAACCGCTGCGCTCACAATTGCTTAATGGCGACTTTGACGCCGCGAACATGCCTGACCCGTTCCAGATCATCCCTACCGATTGGGTACGGCAGGCACAAAAGCGATGGACCGAAAGAGAGCGACCGAACACTCCACTAACCGCAGTAGGGATTGACCCGTCACGCGGCGGGCAGGATAAGACCGGCATAGCGAAGCGTTACGACAATTGGTTTGATGAGGTTGTGTCTTATCCCGGCGTGGTGGCTAAGGATGGCCCAATTGTGGCAGAGCTATCACGGCAAGCAATAGGCGACGAAAAACCCGCTTATATCAATGTGGATGTAAACGGTATTGGTTCATCGGTCTACGATCACCTGAAAGTAATGTACGAGAACGTTAGACCATTCAACGGCGCGGAAGGGTCTGAGTACAGAGACCGAAGCGGCAAGCTGAAAATGAGAAACAAGCGGGCTGAAATGTATTGGCGAATGAGGGACGCGCTCGACCCTGAAAACGGTGACGACATAGCCCTCCCGCCTGATACCGAATTACTGGCCGATTTATGCTCCGCAAGATATGAAGTCTCAAGCGCGGGCGTGAAGGTTGAAGATAAGGAAGAAATCAAAGAGAGAATCGGGCGTAGTCCAGATGTAGGCGAGGCGGTAATGATGGCTTTGTCTACTGGTACCTGGTGGATGAGCTGAGGTAAACATGGCAAATAAAATCATTATGACAGACGGCACGCGGACAGAGACATTGTTTCGCGTCAAGGGAATAAACCCGTACACCGACGAAACGCCTGGGGTGTGGTCGCCTGACCCTGTAGACGCGGCGAAGCAGGCCAAAAGCACAAGGCTTGTCCCGTCTGTGTTCTCGGGCGTGGCTGCACGTATGCAGGCAATGGCCGATTTGCCATTCACGATCTACGCGGTGAAGGGCGACAAGGTTTTAGACAGTTCGGATAATTACAAAAACGTTGTTGGGTTTTTGCCGAATCCTGTGAGGTTCTTCGGCCTGACCGAAGCGGCGCTAGTCACCAACGGTAAGGCGTATTGGTTCAAGGGTAAGGGGGAAAAGACGGGCAATGTCAAGCAATTGCAGTACTGGATACCGTCATCCGTGACGTTGGATGCAGAGAAGGCAAAGCGGGGCATTATCCTGTATCGTCGGCAGGGCGTGGAGCTTGCAAATAACGAATTTGCAGACGAGCAGGTATTGCGCTTCTGGCTGGACGACGAGAGCGTGGAACTCGGCCCGCCGACAATCTGGCCGCTTGAGTCTGCTTTGATTGCAGCAGAAGCCAACGGAGCAATTAGCGCATGGGTCAGGGACTATATGAAACGCGGGGCGATCAAGGCCATGCTGTTGGCAGTAGACGGTATGCCTCCTCAGGCCGAAGTCGAGAAAATGGAGAACTGGTTTAACAAGTTCATGACCGGGGCGCGGGGATTAGTCTGGAAAGTGTTCAACGCGGAAAACGTCAAGCCGACAATTGTAGGCGACGGGTTGGAAAGTCTCAAGGATTTATCAGTCAATAAGGATTTACGCTATTCCGTGCACGAGGCACTGGGCACGCGTCATTTACTGGAAGATGAGAACTACGCCACCGCACAGGCGCGAGAGAGACAGTTCTACACACAGACGATCATGCCCGACGCAAGACTCATGCAAAACAATCTCAATGAGCAGATATTACATGAGGCTGGATACCATCTGCAATTCGAGCCTGAGAGATTGGAAACCTTTCAGGTGGATGAGGCAGAACGGGCGACCAGCTTGTCACAGTTATTCGGTGTGTTCAAAGAGGCACTCGCCGCACCCCAGGCGCTCACCCTCTCTATGGAGATTCTAGGGTATGACGTATCGAAGGAACACCAAAAGATTATTGCTGAGGGGTTAGCAAAAAAGGAAGAAGAGAAAGCGGAACTAGCTAAGCAGATGGAAAAGCAGCCAATTCCCCCAGATGGACCAGATGGACAAAAGCCACCTCCGCCGAACAAGGCATTGATTGAATTGGATAGGTGGGAGGCGAAAGTCACTAAAGCCGGGAAGATGGTTACGTGGCACGCGGTAGACATCCCGGCCACAGTCGCAAAGGCGATCACTGACGGCAAAATGACATTTGCAGAAGCGCGGGCCAATCTGGCCCCCGAAAACAAAAGCGAAGCCCTCGCGGTAATCGACGTAATCCGCGCGGCGTTATCACAAGGAGATTGAAAAATGGCTATTCAACGTTCAGGACAAATTACGGTGACAACTGCGGGAACAGAGGTGCAGGGATCTGATATTCCAGCATATACGAAACATCAGACTGGAGGTTTCTTGATCCGTGCGCTATCGACTAACACCGGAAAAATGTATGTTGGAAACGACGGGAATGGGGCGGTGTCTAGTACCACCGGATACGAATTAAGTGCGGGTGATGTCATTTTCGTGCCATGCGAAAACCTGAATGAGCTTTGGGTTGACTCATCGGTCAATGGCGAAAAGGTTTGTTGGATTCGGGTGTGACAGTGAGTCTCCACGCCGCGCTTGCAAAAGCGTTTGATTACGTCATCCGTCAGGGTGAGGATGTACCGCCTGATATATGGTCTAAGGCGATCCGTGCGGGCGTGTTCAAGGCGGAGGCGGACGACTTGGCGAAAATCAACGCAGCCTATCACGACGCGATTACCGAGGCGCTATTGGAGTATTTGGAGGGCGGCGGCTCTGTCGCAGCGCCTAAAAATATGTTCAGGCGCGCCACACTGACGGCGTTTGGTGACGCGTTCGATCTGGGCTGGCTGGACGGCGGCGGCGAGTTACCGTTGGACCCCGATGCACTGGACTGGATTGAGTCCCGTATCCAACAGGAATTCGGTTATATCGAGATGGTTTTCCAGCAGGCGAAGGAGTTGCGCGGCTCAGATGAATTCGAGCCGTTGACATGGGCGTCTGAAAGAGCCGATGCCTATACAAACACGCTAAGAGAAGTATTTAACAACGCCCGCCTGCGTGCCATGAAGGATCAGTCTGTTACGTTCTCGGGAACCGATGGCGAGAAATCATGCAATACTTGCAAGAAGCTAAAAGGGAAGCGGCATAAAATTAGCTGGTTCGTAAAGCGTGACTATGTTCCCCCTCACGGTGGCGGGTTGGAATGCGCCAAAGGCGGTCTATGTCAGCATTATTTGGAAACTGACGAAGGTGAACAGGTAACGATATAGAAAGGTTTGGAAATGCGCCTCGGACAAAACCCCAACAAAAACACTGTCGTCCAGCCGCGCGCCCGCGTTGTGGTGCTTGTGATTACCCACCTGCCAAGCGTGGAAGGGTATCACGCGGGGCGGTTTGATGTAGTCAAGCGTTCGTTTGAAACGCTGATAACAAACATGGGCGGACTGGATCATCAATTGATTGTTTGGGACAACGGCTCATCTGATTTGCTTATAGAGTGGCTGGTTAAGCACGGCATACATAAATTTGTTTTGTCGGAAAATGTTGGAAAAACAAACGCGCTAAAATCCATCATGCGTATGCTTCCACCTGATACCATTCTTGCATACGGCGACGATGATATAGAGTATTTCCCCAACTGGCTCGCGCCGCAAATTGAGATACTGGAAACATACCCCAACGTTGGCGTGGTGACAGGTTGGCCGGTTAGAATAGCGTCAAAGTGGGGGGAGAAAAGCGTTGAAAAATTATTTGGGGATGCATGGGGCAAGCCTAAGGTACAAATCAATTCACCTTTCGGAAATTGGCTAATTGAAACGGGCCGCTTTATCCCTGACGAATGGGAGCGCGATTACTGCGAGAGTGTGGGCAGGAACTATACCGAATACGCCATGTCAACCAATCTATTGGCAGACACGCGCATTACCTACAAAGGCATTCAAACCTACGCCACATCCCAGCATTGTCAGTTTGTGTGCTACCCGTCGCGCGTGGAGCGAATGATACAATGGACGGATAAAGCAATGGCGCCTGAAATAGATTTCGACAAAGCGGTAGACGCGGCGGGCTTGCTGAGGCTCTCGACCGTCGAGAGGTACGCGAGGCACATGGGGAACGTGCTAGAGAGAGGCAAAACGTGACGAGCAAATATTATATAAATCTGGCGCACAAAAACGAACAACAAGAATGGAGTTATGACCATTATTGTCTTGAGTGGACCACTAAGCCGCCAGAGGTTGCAGGATTATATAGAGTAAAAAATATACGCGGAGAAATTTTTTGGATGGAGATTTTGTCTGAAAAAGGCATAATCAGTTTTGAGGGCATGGAAGGAGAAATAAAACCGCTCCCCAAAAATTGGTATACCCATTGGTTTGGGCCTGTCCCAACACCTGAAGAGCCCAAATGAACATCAAATTCAACGTTCGCGGTATCGAAGAATTCCAGGCCTTTCTAAAGGCGCTCCCGCGCGGGGGTGTGCGCGTGGCCCTGAAAGCGTTCACCGAATACGTTATCGGCAACGAGCAGCACGGCTTGAAGCACAACGAGCCGTATAAATACGTTTCAAGAAAATCGGCTTACGGCTTCACCTTTTTCACCGACAAACAGCGCCGCTGGTTCTGGGCTAATGGCGGCCCTGATATGATCGGCAATAATCGCACGGGCGAGAGTAGTAAACTCTGGCAATATGTCGCAGTGACAGACTGCCAGTACCGGATCACCAACCCGACGCGCGCTGCATATTTCACACGCAGCAACACGGGCCAGGCACGGCAACCCGCTAAAGTCGGTTGGCGGAAAACGCTTGCAGTTGTCACGTCTAATCTAGCCGGGGGCATTCGCGCCGCTAATGCCGCACTGAACGCGTGGATAAAGTCGAAAGGGAGATGACATGAGTCCCATAGACATTTTTATGATTTACCTCTGCGTTGTTGCAATTGTGCTATTTATCCTGTACTGTGTGGCGTTTCTGTTGGCGCTTGTCGAACATATCCGACTCTCCCGAATGTCTGATATGGAGCAATGTGCATACCTGATTGATAAATATGGCTATCATTGGCAGGAGCATTTATCTTGACAAAAAGAAAGGAAGATAGACGATGGGTATTCATGCTATCCAAAAATGTATAGATGTTACGGTTGAACTATCAGCCAGTGCGCGTGGTTTATGTGTAAGCCTAAATAAACTCAGGTATTTTATGAATAAATTCAAGCGCGCCGTTCATACGGAAAAAGTTAAAGAACTAAAGCAGAAGCGGAGAAGGCGATAATGACCACGCTAGACAAAGACGGTGGCGCTGTTTTTGCTGTAAAATAGTGTATAATGCCGTTGATGGATGGCTGCGGGATAAGCGGCCGACATCGCCAAAATAAAACAATAGCGACGCAAGATAAGCGCACCTTGTTTTGAGACTTTATGTCTCTTACAAGGTGCGCTTTTTTGTTTGGAGTGAACATGGACGAAACCAAAACGATCATGGATGCAACAAAAGTAGGGGCACGCAACAACCGCATGGACAAAGAGACCATCCAGAAGATGCACGATGCCGCCGTACAACTTGGGGCGGAGTGCGAGCCGATGGAAGATATGGAAAAGAGCGTTGACCCTGAAAGCCTTGTTTTCGAGGGGGCCGAAGTGAAAGCCGTTGGCAACGGCAAGGTGGCTGGTTATCTTATCCGCTACGGGAATCCGAAGAACGCAGACCTCGAGGGCGATTTCTTCAACGCCGGGACCGACTACGGTGTAGTGGATGGGGGAACCATCCCGATCTATTATCAGCACGGCTTCGACGGCGCGTTGAAAAACAGGCGCATCGGCCGCGGTGTAATCAAATTTGACGACGTTGGTCTGTGGCTTGAAGCGCAATTGGAAATGCGCGACGAATACGAAAAGATGCTCTATGACCTCGCAGAGAAAGGAAAGCTCGGGTGGAGTAGTGGGGCGGCTGGACATCTCGTGGAACGCGAGCAGGTCGGGAAAGCCTACTACATCAAGACATGGCCGATTGCGGAGGGGAGTCTTACCCCCACCCCCGCAGAGCCTAGAAACACAGTAACACCGCTCAAATCTTTGAGCGTTATTCAGCAGGTGGAAGCAGAGCCAGCCGCGCAGGATAAGCGCGAAAGCGAGCAGCCTGAAACGAATCAACCAACTGGCAGCAATGCCAAAGGAGTTACGATGGAAATTACCGAAGAAAAACTCCAGGAGATGTTGACGGAGGCCGCCGAGGCTGGCTCGAAGAAAGCCATTGAAGCGACCGAACCTGTCAATTCCGCTGGAGTTATCCCGGTCACGACCGATGAGGCCGACCGCCCGTTTAAGACACTGGCAGAACAAGCCATCGCCGTCAAGAACTATTACACCTCTCTCGGTCGCACGGTGGACCCCCGCATCAAACGCTTGCAGGCAATGGAAGCCAAAGCCGTGCAAGGCGCATCCGAAGGCGTGCCCACGGACGGCGGTATTTTGCTTGAGCCGACCCTGACCGCCGAGGTCATCAAACCAATCCATGAAGAAGGACCATTCGCCAACGCCGTGCGAAAACTCCCCGTTTCCAATAACAGCAATTCTGGATGGATCAACGGCGTAGACGAAACCAGTCGCGAAACCGGCTCACGCTGGGGCGGCCTGCGTGGTTATCGCCTGGCAGAGGGCGAAACGGTTACGAAGAGCAAGCCGAAATTCAGGCGCATTCAGTGGGAACTCAAAAAGTATGGTGTGCTCGTATATGACACCAACGAGCTTTTGAGGGATGCCGCACAGTTTGCCGCGATCGTGGAGCAAGGGAGCCGGGAAGAAATTGGCTTCATGCTCAACGACGACATTCTGAACGGCTTGGGCG